AGGCTCGTAACATCAACACGATGGGGCAGCGCGTCTGGGCAGATGCTGGAGATTCCAGCGACCCAGGCGGTCACTATCTGATAGGTGTCGAGACCGATGCTGCTGGCGATACCGCCGGTGACCTCTCGTTCTTGATCACCTACGTTGTTGACTAGCTAAGGAGTTGGGGAGAGGCACTTGGCGCCTCTCCCCATCGACTTTTGAGAAAGAGAATAGAAAAGATATTTTCAACGGCAGAGGCCAACGAGCTCACCACGCTGGTTGGCAAGCTCGGCCGTCTGCCGCTCGACGCCGGCAGCATCCCGAAAATTGTCGTCGAAATGATAAGCCTCGGCGGCGCGGTCACACCAAAGAGCTACGCGACGATCGAACGCAACCCCGACGGCCACGACTGGCACTTCGACACCGGCGACAGCAATCACATGCCCTGGTGCCGGATGTCGGCCTCGGTCGGATTGACGCCGCCAAGTGAATTTGTCGGCGGCGAGTTTCAGTTCAACGACCCGTTTGAAGAACATCGAACCCATTACCTCGATGCGCTGATCTATACCAACGATCAGCTGCATCGCGTCCTGCCCCATGAGGGCAACCGAATTGTTTTGCTTATATTTCTAGGAGAGCCAGATGGCGAGTGAAGTCGACATCATTAATTCCGCGCTCAACATGGTCGGCGCGTCGAACATCATAGCGCGAAGCGAAGACAGCAAGTCGGCGCGGGTCACCAACCAGCGCTTTGATTATGTCAGAGATGCCGTGTGCCGTTCCCATCCCTGGAACTGCCTGATCACCCGCCGCACCCTGGCGGCAGATGCTGACAGCCCGACCTTTGGCTTTACAAATCAGTACACCTTGCCGACCGATCCTTATTGCCTGCGCGTTCTGCGTCTTGATTATCTCGATGTCGACTTTCGGGTTGAGGGGCGGAAAATTCATTGCGACGAAGACACGCTGAATTTGATTTACCTGGCGAGGATCACCGACCCGAATGAGTGGGACCAGCTGCTCATTGAGTCGATCGCGGCACGCCTTGCCGCAGACACGGCGTTTGCCTTGGTGCAGTCGACCTCGCTGGTCGGCACGCTTTACCAACTCTACGAAACCAAGCTGTCGGAAGCGCGATTTGTTGATGCCACTGAAGGCACGCCAGGCGCGATTCAGAACGTGACGGTGAGCGGTTCGATTCAGTCTGACACGCTTGTGAACGCAAGGCTCTAAGATGGCGCGTGCTAATTTTGCCTTCTCGGCGTTCACGTCAGGGGAGCTTTCGACCCGCCTGACTGGCCGGGTTGATCTGAAGAAATATTTCTCCGGGTGCGAGACCCTCGAAAACTTTCTGCTGCACCCGCACGGCGGTGCGTCCCGCCGTCCCGGCACGACATACGTTGCCGATGCCAAATCGGACGCGGCGGTCTCCCGCCTGGTGCCGTTTGAATTTAACGTAACGCAAGCGTATTGCCTCGAATTCTATAACAATGGGTTCCGCATATTTAAGGACGGCGGGCAGGTGGTTGCGGGATCGCCGGCGGCGGCGGTCGAGGTGACGACGACATATACCACTGCGCAGCTGAGTGAATTGAAATTCGCGCAATCGGCCGATGTCATGTACGTCGCGCATCCGAGCCATCCGGTACGCAAGATTGCCCGCACCAGTCACACGGCGTGGACAATCGCGGATGTCGACTTTGCCCGCGGCCCGTTCCTCGATGCCAACACAACCACGACCACGTTGACGGCTAACGGCAGAAGCGGCGCCGGCGTGACGGTGACTGCGAGTGCGGCCACGGGTATTAATGGCGGTGACGGTTTTACGGCGAACGATGTCGGCCGCTTGGTTAAACTGCATCACGGGTATGCGGAAATTACTGCACGGGCGAGCGCTACCAGCGTCACGGTTACTGTACAGGAGAACGATCTATACACCGCCGAGATCGAGCCGACCTATGCTGCGACGACAATCAGCTTTGTCGAAGGAGATCCGAGTACGACCGGCCTGGAGCACAACGATCGCATCGTCGACACGGCAAAGGGTTTCATCAAGCAGGGCTTCCTCGACAACATGACCATCACGGTCAGCGGCACGAGCTCCAACAACGGCGACTATCTCATCGTCAAGGTTACTGAGGACACGCTGCTTGTATCACCGTCGGATGATGTTGCCGCGGAAAGCGCCGGCTCAACATTCACGCTGGTCGGCAAACTGGTCGCAGACGATGAATGGGCGCTCGGCGCCTTTTCGCCGCAGACCGGCTATCCCAGTTCGATCACGTTTTATGAACAGCGCCTGGTGCTCGCCGGCACAAGTGATCAGCCGCAGACGGTCTACTTTTCGGTCACGGCGGATTTCGAGAACTTTAGCGCCGGCACCGATGACGATTCCGCGCTGATTTACACGCTGGGCAGCAGCGAAGTGAATGTCATTCGATATCTGTCGAGCTCCCGATCGCTCCTAATCGGGACCAGTGGGGGCGAGTTTGCCGTCCGCGCCGGTGGCACCGACGAGCCGATCACGCCGACGAATATTCAAATCAAACGGCAGTCCGCTTTCGGCTCGGCCGATGTCCAGCCGGTGCAGGTCGGATCGACGGTGCTGTTTATACAACGCGCCTCGCGGAAAATACGAGAGCTTGCCTATAATTTTAATTCGGACAGCTACATTGCGCCGGACCTGACGATCCTGGCAGAACATATAACCGAAGGCGGCATCACCGAGCTCGCCTATCAACAGGAGCCGGACTCGATCGTCTGGGCGGTACGCTCCGATGGCGTGATGCTCGGCATGACCTACCGCCGCGAAGAGGAGGTTGTCGGCTGGCATCGCCATATCATTGGCGGCGTGAGTGGTGCCGCAACCGTGACTGTGGCCGACTATGCAAACATCGCCGTTGGCACCGAGCTCGTGCTCACCAAGTCTGACGGCACGACGGTGACGTTTACCTCGGAAGCATCAAGCGGCGATGCGCCAACGAGCTCTCTCGGCTTCCGGCCCAACGAATCGAATGACACCACGGCCGACAACATTTACACTGCGGTCAACGCGCATGCGGATTTCACTGTCGCGAACCCGGCGGCTGCCGTGGTCACGATCAAAGAGACGGCACGCGCCGGCACGGGTTTTCTCAGCATTGCATCGAGCGACACGACGCGGCTCGCCGTGACGAGCCAGAGCCATGCCCTGGTTGAATCGATCGCGACGATTCCCGGCACCAACGAGGACGAACTGTGGATGACCGTGCAGCGGACGATCAATGGATCGACCAAGCGCACCATCGAGTACATCAAGAACTTTGACTTTGGCTCTGATGTCGAGAACGCATTCTTCGTTGACTGCGGCCTGACATATGACGGCAGTTCCGCGACCACTCTCAGCGGTCTAGGACATCTCGAGGCCGAGAATGTTGCGATCAACGGCAATGGGGCCACGCAGACATCGCAGACGGTTTCATCGGGCGCCATTACTTTAGAAGAGGCCGTCACCAAGGCGCATGTCGGCATCAACTATGCCTCGACATTGAAAACCATGCGAATTGAAGCCGGTGCTACGGATGGCACGGCGCAGGGCAAGATCAAGCGCATCGATGACGTGAACCTGCGACTTTATCGCAGCGTCAATGCAAACGTGGGGCCGACCCTAAGCAGCCTTGACCGAATACCGTTTCGATCGGGCGCCGATTTGATGGACAAGGCAATCCCGATGTTTACAGGCGACAAAGAGATCGAGATGCCGAGCGGCTACGATCAAGACGGCTATATTATTGTGCAACAAGATTTGCCGCTGCCGATGACGCTGCTCGCCATTTATGCGCGTGTCCAGACATACGATTGAGTTCAAAACAATTCCGTTCGAGCCGGGGCATGCGGAAGACCTGGTTGCCCAGGCCGAGGTCAACGAGGCGGAAAAGAAATTTATTCTAGGCCAGCATATTCACAATCCTGTGCATGCCGGTCATAGCGTTTCGGTGGTGCGCAATGGTTACCTGCTGGGTGCCGGTGGTATCTTCCCTATTTGGGACGGTCTGGGCGAAGCGTGGGTACTGCCGTCTACAACCGTGCAGAACCACAAGAGAATGTTTGTCAAATTGATCCGCGAAAATATGGAGCGGATTGGCGACGAATTCGCGTTTCGCCGTATCCAGGCGACGGCGCGTGCCGACGCTCCAAAGGCTCGGCGGTTTCTCGAGT